AATGTCCAGAACACCACTGGAAGCGATGCGGCAGAGGAATCCCATGAAGAAACGCCGGAAGAACGGAAAGCGGCATATGACCAGTTTAAAATCCAGTATAAGGATCTGTACAGCGCAGATGTAAAGGAGCAGGTAGGCAGAAGGTTTAAATCTGAACAGCAGATGCAGAAACAGCTTGATTCATATAGTCCTTTGATGTCTATGCTTGGGATGCGTTACGGAATTAAGGAGCCGGATGTTACAAATGTGATGGAAGCAATCGAAGCTGATAACTCATTCTGGGAAGAGCAGGCCATGAAAGAAAACATGACTGTGGATCAGCTCAAACATATGCGAAAGCTGGAAGCAGAAAACCAGCGACTTGTGGAAGCTGGACGGAATGCAGAACAGATTAGGCAGCGTGATGATACATATGAGCGGTGGGATAGGGAAAGTGAACAGTGTAAACAGTTATTCCCGCAGTTTGATATGAGATCTGAATGTAACAATCCCCAGTTTGTAAAGCTCCTTGGAGCGGGATTTGACATCACAAGCGCCTATAAAGCAGTTCACTTTGATGAGATCACCAGAGGAATGATGCAGCAGACCGAAAAAGACACAAAGAAACGAGTAGCAGACAGTATCCGTTCAGGAAGCAGCCGTCCGGCAGAGAATGGTGCTTCCGGCCCTGCCAATGCAGCAAAGATGGATGTATGGTCCCTTTCAAAAGAGGAATTTCATAAAATGCTTGATAGGGTAAAGCAGGGGGAACGGATTGAGATTTAATGGAGGAACATGAATGAAGGAAATGCTGGTATTAAATTTACGGCTTTTTGAAGGCCCGGAAAATGTGACTACATCTTCAGGAATGAAGGTGGAGATGAAAGTTGTCTATGACCGTACATTGTTGGAAAATGCACAGCCTGCATTAGTACATGACCAGTTTGCACAGACCAGAAACATTCCACGTAATGGTGGTAAGACTATTGAGTTTAGAAAATATGATGAGTTTGGTAAGGCATTAACACCGTTAACGGAGGGAGTAACGCCAGATGGTCAGACCCTGAATGTAACAAAGTTGGAGGCAACGGTAAAGCAGTATGGCGGATATGTTGCATTGTCTGATCTGTTAGAGCTGACGGCAATAGATAATAACATTGTTGAGGCTAGCCAACTTCTGGGGAATCAGGCAGGAAAAACACTGGATACTGTCAGCCGTGAAGTATTAAATGCTGGAACAAACGTGCAGTATGCAGATGGACAGGTTAAATCCAGAGCTGCACTGACAAAAGACCACAAACTGACAGTAACGGCAGTCAAGAAAGCAGTTAGATTCCTGAAAAAGCAGAATGCAAAGAAGATCAATGGATATTATTACGCAATCATACATCCAGACTGCTCCTATGATCTGAGGGAAGATGACCGTTTTATTGATGCTGTCAAATACAAGAATCCTGAACGGATCTACCAGGGTGAGATTGGTGAGATCGAGGGTGTGCGTTTTATTGAGACTACAGAGGCTAAGATCTGGGCCAAAGCCGGGGCAGAAGATGCCGGTAATGATAATCAGAAGATTGATGTGTACTCCACGCTTATTTTTGGAGCGAATGCATACGGAACTACTACTGTGGAGGGGAACGGACTGGAAACCATTATTAAGCAGCTTGGAAGTTCCGGATCAGCGGATCCATTAAACCAGAGAGCAACGGTAGGCTGGAAGGCTCTTAAAGCGACAGAGATCCTTTCACAGCCGTATATGATAAGAATTGAGAGCGCTTCAACGTTCAGCGACGGACAGGCTAACTAAGGAGGCAATTATGGCAGGAAAGAAAGAACCAGTGGTTAATGAGGAAACTATGGTAGAAGAGAAAGAACCAGTAGTTAATGAGGAAATTATGGCAGAAAAAAAGGTAGCAGTTGCTAATGATTTAGTGCGATTCAGAATTGCGAAAGGATCTTCGGACAAGGAGCGGGGAGATGTGTTTGTCGCAGTGAATGGGAAATCCTATCTTATCAAGCGTGGCGTAACAGTGGAGATGCCCAAAGAAGTGGTGGAGGTATTAGAGAATGCATCAAATCAGATGGATTATGCGATCAGTTATCAGGAAATGAATGTCAATCAATCCGTTGAGTGATGAAGGGAGGGGCTGACTTGATTACTGTACGGGGAAGGGAGCTGATTATACCAGAAAGCGAAAGACAGATCGGGACACAATATGACAGCAACTCAGAAGTACGGCAGATCAAGGTCAGCCGCCTTACTGCTGGTGGAGTAGATATTTCCCATCTGGATTTCAGGCTGGATTTGCGGTATGGAAATGAAAAGAAGGATACGGCTCTGCTGGATAAGGAAATTTCGGACGAGGATATAATTCTCACCTGGACTGTTGGGCCGAACAGCGTAAAAGAGGTTGGGACTGTATGGATTGCCGTGCGTGGATCAGATGATTTCGGGAAAGTAAAATGGGCCACAAATCAAGGGTATCTGTATGTAGGGAAAACCATTGACACACCTTCTGGAGAGGGTGTTGATCTGACAGAAATGGAAGAACTGGAAAAGCGTCTCGACCAGAAAACAGCAGAGCTCGACACGGCAGAGAAGAAACGTGTAGAGGCTGAGAATATCAGAGAAGAGAATGAACAGCAGAGGCTGAATAATGAAAGAGAGTGGCAGGTACAGGGAGAAAAGGCTGTACAGGCAGCAAAAGATGCACAGGCGGCAGCATCTGCCGCAGAGAAAGAAAAAACAGTAGCAATGGAATATGCCACTGCTGCAGGTGGTTCGGCAGATGATGCAAGGCAATATGCAGAGGCGGCTTCAACAAGTGCTGTTAATGCAGACGCAAGTGCAAAAAGGGCAGAGGAGATTGCAGAAGGATTAGGTAGTTATGACGGTACTGCCGCCAGTGTGACGGCAGTAGATACTCATAATTTCACTGGCACAGGAGCTGGAAAGAAATCTACAGTGCAGGCATTACTGGATAAGATCGCACAGAAGCTGATTGAGAAGGTAGTCACTTCTGACACCTTCCAGACAGTGCTCGCTAAATATCTGGTTAATAACGGACTTACTACAGAGGCAGGAAAGTTTGGTCTGGATGCGGCGTTTGGAAAGAACCTTCAGGATCAGATTACTCAACAAAATAGCAATATTTTTGGTGAAAGATTATCCGTGGAATCAGCATCAACATCTGTTTCAGATATTCAAACATGGATTATCAGTAACATAAAAAGCGGACTGAAATATTTGAATGTTTTCAATGATAAGTCAACTGTCTTTGCTGGTGAACAAGGAAATTTTAATATTATTGTATTTGGACAAAATTCCAATGAAGCAACAATGATTATTATCAATCATTGGAATGCACACATATGGGTTGTATCGTGTGGTACAGATTTAGGAACTTGGAAATGGATGCAATTATATAAATAATTATTTCCAGTTTGATGAAGTGATGAGTTCGGAGTTCCAACCTCCCCAAATATACTGCTGTTTATTACTGTCAACAATTTCTATTGACGTAAATAGTCCCATATTTTTTATAGTAAGAAGCCCTGTGCCAATCATTGCATCTGGAATATTTTGTACCGTATCTTTGCTGATTAAATAAACTTTTTGAGTGTTCATATCAAGGGATTGATTTCTAAGATTATTGATATCACCAGTAAACTGTACGGCAGTTAAACCATTTTTAATAGCTTTGATATTGCTATTTTGCTCAGTAATTCTAAGAAAGGAAAATTCAATGAATATAATAAGACAACCGACAAAACAAGGAGAAAAATTAACATATAAATTCCCTGTAAAAGGAAGTAAATTTTTGGTAAAAAATTTTACGGATGGAGATATAGAGGTGACTTTCGATTCAGGGGATAAGACAGGTATATTAATACCTGAAAATGCAGCTCAGATATGTATTATTGGAGAAAGCTCTGGTTGGGGATTATATGTGCGAGATACTCTATATATAACAGCAAAGGTGGAATCTGAAAAAGGGGTTGAAGTACAATGTCTCAGGTGGTAGGAGAAGACATGATGGTAGGAATGGGATATATTGGCTTAGATTCAGGCCGATTGTACCGTATGCGCCGAGGCCCTAAGCTGATTGAGGCAGTTGCTTCCGGTACCACAATCATCATCAATGATGCCACAGAAGGCCGCCCGTTCCGGGGGCTGAGGGTGTTTGGGCGGACGGAGCAGGTACAGACTACAGGGGCGCAGTTGATAAATACTCAAGGCGCAGGAAATAGTAGGGGCGTCGATTGGGTTTTTGACAAGGGAGTCGTTACATTTTCTGGCGTTACAGTGGATACTTCAACCAATAGAGTGAATTGTGCAGTTAATGTGAAGGATGTGATGGAAATTGGGAAAACATACTTCGCGAAAAGTTTCACTGTGGGGATTGCAAGCGATGTTGCTGTAGAAAAACCATCTGGGGTAATCTACACTAGAGAATATACGCCCGATGGAACCGAAACAGGTATTTGTATCAGAGTATTAGTTGACAAATCTAATGATGCTGGGATAGAAATTGACTTAACTGCTTATGTCGCTATTACCGAAAACGAAAGACTGTCGTCATGGGAGCCCTACACCGGCGGCAAACCATCCCCCAGTCCAGAGTATCCGCAGGAGATAGTGAGTGCTGGTGAGAGCGGCACAATCAACGTCTCTATTTCCGACAGCGGAAGTCAGAGCCAATCCCTCACCCTCGCCACTCCTAACGGTCTCCCCGGTGTGCCAGTCAGCAAGGACGGCAACTACACGGACGCAGACGGTCAGCAATACATTTGTGATGAGATTAACTTGGCGAGAGGGAAATATGTGCAGAGGGTAAAAGACTTCATTATCAATCGGAACACTAATATATCAACCTCAATGGGTGATTATGGCGCACCAGAAAAAGATACCATTTTGGCTCGTTATATAGATAGGGCCATAAAAAAACGTGGTGCTGTTTTATGCCGAGAGTTGATACATGCTGAAAACTGGCGTGTCGAAAGTGAATCAGTATTTGCAACAGAAACCAGTATTGATTTTAGATTATCAAGAAAAAGACTTGGATTGGGAACAGATACAACGACTGATGAAAATAAAACAGAGGTTCTTAAATTTTTGGAAACCACTCCGCTTCATTGCCTTGTGGAATTAAATACTCCCATCGAGCGGGATCTCACCCCCGAAGAGATTGCCGCCTACAAGGCCCTGCGGACATATGGCCCGACTACGGTTGTAAGTAATGACGCAGGGGCAGGGATGGAAATTACATATAGGAAGGATAAGAAAAATGAGAAAATACATTGGAACAAAGTTGATTGAAGCAGAGCCGATGACTTGGGGACAGTACAGCGAGGTAAAGGCATTGGATAGTAAAGTTGGTCTGTGCCCACATGAAGAAGGATACATGGTGAAGTATTCAAATGGATATACATCATGGTCCCCTAAGGAAGTTTTTGAGAGTGCATATTTGCCTGTAGATGATAATAAGAATCTTCCATCTGGTGTAAGTATCGGGTCTAAGATGGTAGATGAATTTATCGCATTTACAGAAACACAGACAATGGGAGATAGAACTACAGTAGTACGCTGTGTTCTCCGAAATGGATTTGAAATTGTAGAGTCTAGCTCCTGCGTAGATCCGAAGAATTATTCAGAGGATATGGGACATGAAATCTGTATGAATAAAATTAAGGATAAAATCTGGGAGCTGTTAGGTTTTCTGTTGCAGACAGCATGGCATGGAATTAAGTAGAGGAGTAGCAGATGGATAAAGACAAGCTTATTTTGAGGGATGGAGCCGCCATTGAATTGGAAGCAGGAGCATCTCTTGGCGCAATCCAAGTATCGGCAAGCGACCGATCAGCTATGTTGCAGATCTGGGAGAAGTTGACTGAGGGGAATCTGGCAGAGGTAAATATCCAGAATGGAAGCGGGCTGACAGTGGGAATCTATAAGAATTTGGTACTGGTATCTGAAACTTCCATAGTGAAGAAAGACGGGACAGTAATTACCACATATTGCTTACGTGAGAAGACAGACATGGAGAAACGTCTGGATAACGTGGAGGCTGGTCAGGCAATCCAGGACGGAGCTATTGCTGATCTTGGAGAAGTATCCAGCCTGCTTGCAGGACAGATGGATGGAGGAAAGGAATAATGGCAGCTTTCTACGGTAATCGGATTCGTTCTGGGCTTATGACACTGGAAGAAGTACCTAAGCTGTGGCGTAAGAAAACAGAGCTGTGGTTACAGAAGAATCCGGAGGTATAAGCAGTGAGTGATATTTTACAGTACATTGCTACGCATTGGGTGGCATGGATGTTTGTAATATTATCAGGCCTGTTAGGTCAACTATTCCGTCAGATGAAAGTACAGCGTAGTAAGACACAAGCTATCAATGAAGGGGTTCTTGCCTTATTACATGACCGATTGTACCAGGCTTGTCAATATTACATCAAGCTAGGTTATTGCCCTATAGATGGTCGGGATAATCTTGAATATATGTTCCGACCATATAAAGCTTTAGGAGGAAATGGAACTGGAGAAGAGTTATATAACAGATGTTTGGCTCTTCCGTATGAGCCTGAATTAGAAAAGGAGGATTAAAAGATGGATATAAATGTAATCATGCAGTATGGGTCATATGTGCTTATTGCTATTGGGGTGATGGCTTTTGTAGTATCTGTAATTACGCAGGTTATTAAGTCATGGCCTGGCTTAGACAAACTGCCTACGGCAGCAGTGGTTATTGTGCTTTCTTTGGTGTTGTGTCCCATATCAATGATTGCCCTTATGGAATGGATGGGACAACCAGTAACATGGTATATGTGCTTTGCTTGTATGATTGCAGCTTTTGTTGTGGCTTTGGTTGCTATGGATGGCTGGGAGAGAGTAAATGAAATTTGGGGACGTACACAGCATAAGAAAGTGACATAGGAGGAGGTGATCCATCTATCTCCCGATCTGGTCAGGGTTAGAGCCAGAATCACTATCAACAATTAAAACTAAGGAGGAGCAATCATGAAAAAAGATTACAAAAACAGAACACTCACATTTGACAGCCCAGAGGAAGAAGTAAAGTATAATAAACATATGGCACAGTTTGGACCTGGTACAGAAAATGGTTCCCACCCAGATGACTGCCCTTACTGCAAGAGACATGGCTGGGACACGTTCCCCGGAACCACTTTTGAAGAAGAGTGCGATAAGTGGGCTGCCGAACATCCGGAAGAGGTAGAAAGGTTGCCGGATTGAACATAAGGCAGCTGTAGAATATGGCCTTGATATTATTTACGAGGCTTAGGACTTTAAGAGCCTGGGAGAAGATCCTGGGCTTTTTATTTTAGGAGGATACAATGGAGATAAGAAAAGAAATCAAGCAGATTAATTGTTATGCAGGAAAGAATCGCCCAGTATGGATCGTGATCCATGAAACGGATAATTATGATTGGGGAGCAGGAGCAGAAACGCATGCAAAAGCTCACAAAAACGGAAACTTATCCACATCTGTGCATTGGTATGTGGATGATAAAGCAGCAGTCCAGACACTGGATTACAGTGACGGGGCCTATGCAGTTGGTAAGCAGTACGGTACCCCGGTTATTCCAAGAGTAACCAATACGAACAGCATAAATATTGAAATCTGTGTTAATGAAGATTCGATTTACAGTAAAGCAGTCTCTAATTGTGCGGAACTTGTAAGAATGATCATGTTACAGACCGGAATCAAGATAGATCATGTGATCCGGCATTATGATGCCAAGCGTAAATATTGCCCCAGAAAGATGATGGATAATCCAACACTATGGGAAGAGTTCAAGAAAAATCTTAATCAATATGCAGTAGGATGGCATCATGATAATAACGGATGGTGGTATGTGGATACACCGCACAGTTATTACAGGTCATGCTGGCAGACGATTAACCACCATAAATATTACTTTAATTCAGACGGTTATGCTTTGACAGACTGGCACCAGATTGACGGCAAATGGTACTATTTTGAACCTACATCCGGTCATCCCTTAGAATGTGCTCTGTATGTGACGGATGCAGATGGTGTACAGAGTCCGGGCGAATTTAAGGAGGACGAATGAAATTAAATGACCTGATAGAAAAGATTACGGCTCTGAGGGGGCAGCAGTACAGCACCCATATGATCATGGGATGGGTCAATGAAATCGAGGGCCAGGTAGTAGAAGAGATCATAAACCGGGCAGAGGGATTTGATATAGATTTTAAACCTCTGGATTATCAGCTGGATTATGATACGGAATTGAGCATCCCTGATCGCTTTCAGGATGTGTATATCAACTATCTGCTCTCAAAGATTGATTTTCACAATGAGGAGACAGAACGCTATAACAATGATGTGATCATGTACAACTCGGCCTATGAATCGTTTGCTGCCTGGTTCCGCAGGCAACACAGGGCAAAGCAGACGGCTATGTTTTCAAGATTTTGAGGTGGAACTATGGGAAGATTACCAATGCTGTCAATGATCCCCAAAGGGAGTAATAAGCAACTGGGCGCCTTTGGGGGGCTGAATAAGGGGCTTGTGATCGGGGATAATGAGTTTTCTGATATGAAAAATATGTGCTCCGATCAGTTCCCAGCTATTGCCGTGAGGAAGCCGCGGGGGGAGATCATAAAGAAACTGGAAAAGCCTCATGGGCTGTTCTGGAAAAATGGACTGGCCTACGCAGATGGTACAAAGCTGTACTATCAGGACAAAGAAATTGGAACCGTCACAGATACGGATAAGCAGATGGTTGGAATGGGCGCTTACATTGTTATATTCCCGGATAAGCTGATGTATAACACATCCACAGGGGAGCTGAAAGGATTGGAGGCATCCTGGACACAGGGAGCAGCCGCCACATTCGCGCAGACAACCACAGGAAGCACCATGGTGAAAATCAGCTGTACGGGAATCGGAAGCGGCTTTTCTCAGTTTGACGGGGTAGAGATTTCAGGATGTACCAATGCTGAATTTAATAAAACCACAGTGATCCAGGAGCTGGCAGCTGATTACATCATCATTGTAGGAAACCTGAAAGAGACGTTCACCCAGGATTCAGGTCTTAAAATCACCCGTAAAACCCCCGATATGGATTATATCTGTGAGAATGGGAACCGGATCTGGGGCTGCTCCAGCAAAAACCATGAAGTTTACTCCAGTAAGCTGGGGGACCCTACGAACTGGCAGGCATATGAGGGGATAAGCACGGATTCCTACGCCGCTACTGTGGGGAGTGACGGGGATTTCACAGGCTGTCTGTCCCATATGGGCTACGTTTTATTCTTCAAGGAAGATGTAATACATAAAGTCTTTGGAGATAAGCCAAGCAATTACCAGATCAATACTACTTCCCCAGTGCGTGGAATTGCCAAAGGCTGTGAGAAAACAGCCTGCATCGTAAATGAAACACTGCTGTATGTGTCACGGAATAATGTGTGCAGTTATGATGGGGCCTATCCAGAATCTGTATCGGATGCATTGGCAGAGGCCCGTTTCTCCGGCGGTGTAGCCGGGCAGTATAACGGAAAATACTACGCTTCCCTGAGTGATGCATCCGGTAACTGGAACCTGTATGTATATGATCTCAAAAAGGGGATGTGGCACAGGGAAGACAGCCTTCATGCATTGTTTATGGCCTACGGAGAAGGGCAGCTCTATTGCATTGACGCAGACCATAACCTGTTTACCATTTCAGGAACCCGTGATGAATACATTGAATGGATGATAGAGAGCGGAGATATGATGGATGGGACAGTAGAGTTTAAATATTTGAAGCGGCTGCTGTTCAACCTTCTGTTGGAGCCGGGAAGTGAAGTGGATGTATTTTTGAAATGTGACGGAGAACCGGAATTTCGGAAAAAGATTTCTTTCACTTCTACTGGCTATAGAACCCAGACCCTGAATGTGATACCGGATCGGTGCCAGCGCTACCGTTTCCGCTTAGAGGGGAAGGGACCGGCGGCATTGATTGCATTGAGCAAATATATAGGCTACGGGAGTGATATTCATGGCTGTATATAAGCCTTTGGTAATTGAAAAGAATGAAACTGATATAAAAAAGATCATGCGGCAGCTATACCGGTTCAGTGAGGACTTGAAATTTACCATTTCAAACCTGTCATTGGATGATAATTTCTCCAAGGAATCTTTGGATGCGATCACAGAGAGGGGAGAGACCGTCCGGAAGATCAAGTTTGATACAGACAGTTTTTCAATTACGTATGAAAATTATAAGACAGGAGTGCTTACAAGGCTGGAGCAGACAGAGGATACCATTTCTTTTCTGGTTGATTCCGGGAGTGTGATAAAAGAAATGCTGACCCGGATGGAGCTTCATGGGGAATATATACGCCTTACCAGCGGCCAGATTCTCATCAACGCCCAAAATATGACACTGGATGCAGCAGGCAACGCCGTTTTTTCAGGGGCAATCAACGGCGGTTCAATCAATATTAACAACCGTTTTATCGTATATCCTAATGGAGACTGCTATGTAGATGATTCCCTGAAAACAGAGACCCTGAATCCGGCGCAGGGTGTAACGGCGGCGGATATGGAAGTATACAACGATAATGATTATATCAATACCATAGGCCGGACAGCGACCTGCTCAGAAGCATATATTTCAGAAACCCTATCATGCAACCGGGTGAGATATACATCGGATCGGCGGAAAAAGAGGGAGATTCGTCCGCTGCCGGATGTATCCATGCTGATCCGGAATCTCAGGCCGGTACGTTACTGTATCAATGGCAGGGATGCGGTCGGGTACATTGCTCAGGATGTGAAAAAGAGTATTGTGTCAGAATCTGACACATATGAGTCAGACTGCATCCCGGCTGTGGGGCAGTCTGGGGAGTATATGGAATTGCCATATGCCATGTACACTGCGGTTTACACCAGAGCCATACAGGAGCATCAGAAACGATTGGACAGAATGAAGAGAGAACTTAAGGAGATG